AAGCCTTGGAGGGTAAGTATGATGATGATCGTTACAAGAGTGTTTCTCATGGAACGGTAACAAATGGGAAGGATTCCAATGTCTCTTACCTCGAAGGTGCTTATGAACGACTAACTCAACAGCCATGACAACTGCAATTCAAAAAACATCTACAATCAGTCCATACTTGGATATTGTTGAAAAGGAATTTGTTTCCGCGATGTTAACGATTCCAATCCGTAAGATGCCGCAGGAGGTATTATTTAACGGAATTCTGCAAACCGTAAACAGATCATATCTGGAGCTAGGTCAGATGCCAGCCGGTTTGAACAATGACGAAAAAGATAAATCCCTTGCAGCACTCACTAATTTGATCATCATGGATGTCAAAGAGTACTTTCCAAGGTTAACGCTGGATGAATTTAACCAGGCTGTCCGCAAGGGATTAAGGTTTGAGTACGGTAAATATTACGGATTCAATGTGCTCACAGTTCACAAGTTCATAGAGTCTTATCTGGCATGTGAAGAAAGGGAGGTAGCATTAAGCAAACAGCAGCGGTATCTTCAAGAGGCACGCGATCGGGAACTTGATCCTCTTTCCATTGAGCAGAAATGGGAAATAATGAAAAATGGCATCCTGAATCAATTCGAGACCTACCAATCGACAAAGATCCTTAGAGATTTCGGCAATGCATCATATGATTTCTTTGATAAGGCCGGGGTCATCAACCTGACAAATGAAGAAAAAAAGAAGATATTCCTTGAAGCTGAGGAAAAGTTAAAAGCTGAAGCATTGGTAAACTCCGGAGCAGAATTATTCATGATTGCTATTCAGAATAAATTTAAAGGGACTGGACATAAAGCAGCCACAATCTCAAAAGCTAAACAGATAGCTCTGGCAAAATTTTATGACTCCAATCCTGATATTCCGGGAATACTTAATTCAAAACTAACTTTTAAAGCTTTCTGCAATGAGTGAAGAGGATTTACTGCAGTCAGAATGTGTTCGCTGGTTTTCTTACCAGTACCCGAAGCTTAAGAAGCTCCTGTTCCATGTCCCAAACGGTGGGAAACGTCAATCCAAAATTAATAAGCAGGGGAAACGATATTCACCAGAAGCAAAAAAAATGAAGCTAATGGGAGTGGTTCCCGGGGTTTCAGACCTGATCCTCCTTGTTTCCAGGAAAGGCTATGGCTCCCTTTGCCTTGAGATGAAAACTAAATCCGGAGATCAATCCCCAAGTCAAAAAGAGTGGATGAAGGAAACAACCGCAGCGGGAAACAAATATGCTCTTTGCCGGTCATTCGATGAATTTGAAAAAACTATTAAAGACTACCTGTCATGATCAGCCCATACATCGCACCAGGGATCACTCACTCAAAGGATCGCATCTTGATAAAGATCGCGGCCATTTATAAACTCGAGGTAAAGGATCTGTATATAAAAACAAGGGTGACCCGGATAGTTGAACCGCGACAAATTTCGATCGCTATCATGAAGCATGCCTGTAAGATGGCCAATAATGACCTGTCACTTGAATTTAATCAATCAGATTCTAACATTGTGCATGCCAGGAAGTGTGTTATGAACTTCTACAGTAATGACAGGAATTTCCGCAAAAGAGTTGATGACATCCTTGAGGCTATTTTCCCATTTCAGGAAGAAAGAGCAATGATTCTCAACAAAATGCTTGATCCGAATATGGACAAAGCTTTGGTGGGTTTAAATCGGACTTCAAAAGAACTCCCAATAGATAACGTGTGTAACAACTAAATTAAAAAAAAATGGAAAAGGAAAATCTTTCATCTGTGAATGTGCATTTCTCCGATGACTATGGAAAGTTTAAGTTCCTCAGGGGAAACCGGGACTTGAATAGTGCAAAAATTAACCGTATCACTGATAGTGTGCATAATGGTCTGAACCTATTCCGGTATTGCCCAATTATGGTAAACAAGGAAGGTTATATCATCGATGGACAGCACAGGTTTTATGTTTCTAAGAAGCTCGGACTTCCTGTGTTTTATATCATCGCCCCGGATTTCTCATTAAGGCAAATTGCTGAAATGAATCAGAATGCGTCGAAATGGAAAGACAAAGACTTTGTAAACTGCTATATAGATACCGGTAATAAACATTATAATACTCTTAAAGACTTCGTTGAAAAGTACCAGCTTAACCTGGGGATAGCTGCTAGCTTGCTCAGCGATGGCAAGGTAAGAGGCATAAAGACGATCGATGTCATGCGAGATGGCCTTTTTAAAGCTGAAAAATTGAATTATGCAACAAAATTCATGGAGGTGGCCATGCAGTTCAAGGATTACTGCGAATCATACCGATCACGTAACTTCCTTCAGGCGCTTGAAGTATTGACAGCCAGCAGTGATTTTACTTTAACGGAGTTCCTGGATAAACTAAAGCTACATGGGTTGAAGATCGAAAACCGGCAAAGCCACAAGGAATACCTTACTCACTTGGAGGATCTTTACAATTACCGGAATTCAAAGCGGAAACGCATTTATTAACAGTAAAGGAGGAATCATGTACCTATCAACCGAAGATCGCGATTTACTTCATAGCCGTGGATATGTTGTTCTCAGGCCAAGAAGATCTGCAAGAACCAAAAAATGGGAGATAACCCATTACAACGGGTGCCGGTATAATGCTTACACCTTCGACAAGTTCGAAACCTGGGAGGATTGCCAGGCAAGAATAACCGAAATGGTTAAAGAAGATTCACGGAAGTTCATTTCAGATTACCAAAAGGAGGACTAAATCATGAAAATAAAATCGATACTGAATTCGAACGGATTCCTGATCACAGCGTGGATTCTATTTAATGCTATAGTCTTTTCTTGGCTCTCCATCATAATAGAGGAAAATATTTCCAACAATGGGCGAAATATTTCCATTCCGGAACAATTATCTCCAAAAGCCGGTGAAAAATTGCTCATCGGATCAACATACCTGTACTTTCCTTCAGACTCCATCAATCCGTATTTTACGATTCATCCTGATACGGTTGTTGTGGTTGACACTTCCCGGGGCTATGTGCTCTTTTATGGTTTTTTCGGTGAGAAAAGCGAAGAAATCAGAACATTTGTCAAGTATTCAAAACTTTATAAAATCGATGGAGGATATAATCCATGATTACAATTACGCAAATCAGAATAGAACTCCAGCCAGAAGCAATTCTTCCATGCAGCATCGAAACTGAAGAATCGCTGGATAGCTACAGAAAACGGATTCAGGATGATCTCGAAAGGTACAACATCAAATCAACCGTTGAATTCATCTACAAGGAGTCTTCAGATAACAACCAGAAGTGATGAGAGAAAAAATACTTGATCATTATAACGTGCTTACCGGTTTTTCATATCGGCTTTCCAAAAACCGGGAAGATGCTGAAGATCTCATTCAGGACACACTTTGTACTGCCCTAACCAATCAGGAAAAGTTTAAGGAAGGCACCAACCTCCGGGCATGGCTTTGTACAATCATGCATAACATTTTTGTAAACAAGTATCGCCGGAAAAGATTCCTGGATACCGAGAATGAAATAGCTCTTTTAAACCATTCGGTAAACCCCTCAGCTGAGACAATTATCGAACTGAAACATGTTATGGCTGCCATTGATCAGCTGCCATGCCGAATTCAACGCTCCCTTTCGATGTTTGTAAAAGGCTACAATTATCAGGAGATATCAGAGGTTGAAGGAAAACCACAGGCAACGATCAGAAACCGTGTGTTCCTGGGAAGGCAAATTTTGAAAAACCAATTTAAATAACAAACAATCATGGAAAAACCAATGAAAGAAAATTACGGATATGTTGAATCATCCGGTTTTGACAGCGAACCTTCTGGATTTGTAATTGAGGGCGGAGAAGAAGCATATCATGAAGCTTTAAAAACATGGCAGTTTATGCAGGATAATGGATTAGGTTCTATTAGCGGTTGTTTTATCGTTAATAACGAAAAATCTCCTAAAGTGAGTAAGCATTATAGAGTTATTTATACTGATGGGACTCATGGAATGGAATATTTCGACGGGAATACATGGATTGTAAAGTACTATCATCCTGTAAAATTGTGGTGGCTTATCTTAAAGTAACGCAAATAAATCACGGAAAACGTGAGAAAAATCACAGAAACTGTAATAAAAAACGCAAAAATGGAAACAAAACTTGAATTATTCGCAATTGTTGAGCTTTTCGGTCATCAAAGAGTTGCCGGTAAAGTAACTGAACAGACAGTGGGATCATCAACCTTCGTCCGCATCGATGTTCCTGAGATAAATTCGCAACCTTCATTCTCCCGGATAGTGAATCCTTCCGCTATCTATGCCATTAACCCGGTAACTGAAGAGGTAATGATACACATGGCTCAGGATATCCAACAAAAACCAATTGAGGCTTGGGATATCAGGAAAATGACAGATAAACTTCTTCAGCTCAAGACAGATAATACAGAACCCTTAGATTTCTGACATGAATAGAGAAATATTATTCAGAGGCCAAACAGAATCCGGTAAGTGGGTATACGGATCCTTGGTCCAGTCCAATAACGGTAAATGCTATATCATTCACCAAACCGATAATCCTATCGATGCTGATCATGATCATTGGTATATACAAGCTCCTGCATACAAGGTGAAACCCGAAACAGTAAAACAGTTTACCGGAGCCGAAGATGTTAACAAAGTCAAGGTTTTTGATGGAGATACTATCGTAAATATTAATACCGGAGAATTGCAGACTGTTTTTTGGTATGAGATAAAAAATTCATGGTATTGCGGCTATATAGATCAATCCAACACTTATAGAGATCGAACATTTATTGTTTCACTTTGGAAATCGTTGGGAAACCTGAACACAGTTAAGCTTAATCAATAACTGCCAAAGTTATCGAACCACGGACAATTCCGCCACCGTAAACCTAACTTTGTCAAAATAGTGCAAAATAATACACCAATGGATACAACATTTACCCTCTCATCTCGAGTACTCAGAACTGAAAATGTCAACTGGAGAGACTTCAAGTTCATTCAACAGGATAGCTTTAAAGACTTGGATCCTGATGCTGCTCACCGGCTCAAAGCTTCAATCCTGGCCAACAATTTCACACAGCCTTTTTATGCATGGGAAGATCCTGTCAACGGTACTATTTTCTGCCTTGATGGGAAACATCGTACCCTGATGCTCGAACAGCTGATCAAAGAAGGCCACAATGTCCCTTATCTTCTCCCGGCCACATTCATTCACTGTGAGAACAAAAAGGAGGCTGCAAAGCTGGTCACGATCTATTCATCCATCTATGCCCGGGTGAGCCAGCAGGGATTGTTTGACTTCATGAAAGAATATGAATTGGACTTCGCAGAGCTTAAGGATCAGATGGATCTGCCGGAATTTGATATGCTGGAAATGATGGAGATGTTAAATCCAACAGATGCAGCAGCCACACAAGCAGCTGAGGCACGGTCAAGCCTTCAGGAGAAGTTTATCATCCCACCATTTAGCATTTTTGATACCAGGCAAGGTTACTGGATGGACAGGAAAAGAAAATGGATATCACTTGGACTCGAGAGTGAAGACGGCAGGGCAGAGGAATTATTCATGGCAAAGAGTGGCCAGTCCACAGGGATATATAATCTCCGGAACCGGATGAGAGAGGCAACCGGCCAGGATCCTTCCTGGGATGAAATCCTGAAAGAAGCAAAGAAAAGGGGATTGCATGTCTATACCGGGACCAGCATCTTTGATCCGGTATTGACTGAGGTAGTTTATTCCTGGTTCAACATCCAGGGGGGAGTTATTCTTGATCCATTTGCCGGAGGATCTGTCCGGGGATTAGTTGCATCAGAACTTGGTTTCAATTACATCGGCATTGACATACGTCATGAGCAGGTTGAAGCAAACATTCAGCAAGCAATGCTCCTGGGTGCAAAACAAGCAGAATGGATCACCGGAGACAGCAGCCAGTTGAATGATCTGCTTCCGGAATCATTCCAGGCTGATCTTATTTTCACCTGTCCTCCGTATGCTGACCTTGAAGTTTACTCTGATTTAGAAGGCGACCTTTCAACCATGGAGTATGATAAATTCCTTAAGGTATACCGGGAGATCATCAAGCAATCATGTGGCCGGTTAAAGGATGATCGGTTTGCCTGCTTTGTGGTTGGCGATATCAGGGATGAGTCAGGCATTTATAGGAATTTCGTAAGTCAAACAATTGAAGCGTTCCTGGAGTCAGGTATGGTTTTGTACAATGAAATTATTCTGATCAATGTTGCCGGTAGTCTCCCGGTCCGGGTTGGTCGACAGATGTCCAACAGCAGGAAGGTTGGCAAGATGCATCAGAATGTATTGGTGTTTTACAAAGGTGACTCCAAAAAAATAAAGGAAAACTTTCCCGAGATTGAGGTAAAAGAAATATCGGAAAATGCTTGATTCTTCAGAAATATCAACCCAATATTGTATTGTCTTTCAGCCCTTGAGGTTCAGTGAAAGTCTGGGTTTATGTTGTATTTTCTTCCCTCCACGTGAGGGTTCTTTTGAGAAGTTTTTTACCACGAGAAAAAACACTGAAAAGAAAAGATTTCGCGATCTCTAATTTTAGCGTTTATGAAAATAGACGCTAAAATTGTTCTTATGGACTCTGAAACACTTAATCAAAATGACACAACAAAAGTCTACCAAAGTTGAAACTGATAAACGAGTTAGAGCTGTCCAGGAGTGGATGATGCAAGGCATTACCTCAGCTGATATCGTTCGTCAAGTCATGGTTAAGTATGAGTTGAAAGAAAGGCAAGCGTATAAATACATTCGTAAAGCATACGATGCATTCCGGGAGCAATCAGAAAAGGACATCGAAGCCCGCAGGCAATTCCATATTCATTCCCGTCTCAAATTATTCCGGGATCTCCAGGATAAGAAATCAAGCAAGCCGGCCAGTACTGCTCTGGCCATACTTCAGGATATAGCAAAACTGGAAGGTTTGTATGTCGAAAAAACAGAGGTTATCATAAACGATAAAAATAGAATAGCAGCATTGTTCCCCACTGAAGAGGAGTTGAATGAGCAAGAAACTGATTAATAAGAATTTCAGAGCTCTTGTCAATGCTTACAATTCAGGAATGAGGGGTGTTGTTTTAGAGGGTTCAAGCCGATCCGGGAAGACATGGGCAGGTATTGACTTTGAACTATACCTGGCATCACATTCGACTGAACGTATCGTGATCAACAACGTCCGGGAAACATACAACAGTTTCAAAACTACCCTTTTCGATGACTATGATAAACGGTTGAACCAAATCAACCTTAAGTCACCATTCCAAAATCAAGACGTTACTTCATTTAATCTCTTGGGGAATAAAGTCAACTTCATGGGAGCTGACAAGGTCTCGAAGTTTCACGGGATGGGCTCAGATTTCTTCTTTATCAATGAGGCATTGAATGGCATTGAAAAAGGGTTCTTTGATCAGCTTGAACAGCGATGCCGGAAGTTCTGGTGGATGGATTACAATCCATCATCATCGGACCACTGGGTGTTTGATCTTGAGAAACGTCCTGATGTCCTCTTTGTGAAATCTACATTCCTGGATAACCCATTTGTATCCAAGCATGAGAAAACCAAGATACTCAGCTATGATCCCGGGAATCCGGTAAATATTGCAAACGGTACAGCCGACGATTACATGTGGAAGGTTTATGGCCTTGGGCTCAGGGCAACTCCAGAAGGGTTGATCTATCCGGCCGTTAAATGGATTGATGAACTACCGGAGGATTATGAAAGTGAGTTTTATGGAGTGGACTGGGGTTACACCATAGACCCGACAGCCATTGTCCGGATCAGGATTTCTGGCCGAAATCTTTATGCAAAGCTGCTCACATACACTCCGATTGAATCGGATGATGAATGTCTTGAGATCATCACGAAGATTGATGCAAAGGGGGAGTACTGGGCTGATAGCGAAAACCTGACCAGGATAGCCCACATCAGAAGGGGAGGTATTAATATTTTCCCGGCCAAGACAAAGAAGATCAAGTTTGGAATTGGCAAGGTTAAGAACTTCAACATTCACCTGGTTCGTGATCCAGCAGCAAAGAAAGAGGCTGAGAATTACAAGTGGCGGATGATCGATGGCATCCAGTTGAATGAGCCGGTCGACAAACACAATCACATGTGGGATGCAATCAGGTACGGAGCTGTGAGTAATGTGGATTAAATAACACAAAATTATTATGAGAAAATTTAAAAAGGAATTTACAAGGCTAAAACCAAATGAATGCAACTTTTTCTTTTGTACAACAAGTGGAAGTTGGGGTATGTATTGCTGTCAAATTAGACACTACTGGTTTTGTATTCCATTTGTTTTTGGGATCAGATACACGGTTTCTTGGGGAGGCGATTGGTAGTATTGCTGCAACTGTTTGATTTTTTTCATTCGATAACTCACCCCCTTATTTCAATAACTTTCAAAATATCCCCATTTTTTAGTATATATATTTGACGAGCTCTTAAATGCTCGCCATGGCCTCCTTCTCATTCAAGTCCCTTTTTGGCTTCAATTCACCTGCCAGATCTGTCGTGAAAGACAAGGATGGTAAATTTTTCTACGCTTTCGGATTCCCGAAAACTGTCCAGGAGACCGTAACAATCTCCGGCCAAACAGCAGCTTACAATATCTGTCCTCCTGTTAATGGCATCATCAACCGCAAAGCCCGGGCTTTCACAAACGGTAAGTGGTGGATACTAGACAAAGATGGAAAAGAAGCTACCGGTGCCAAAATCACTGCACTTCAGAAGCTTCTTGAAAAACCGAATCCTCTCCAATCCTGGAATCAATTAATAGCCCAGGCAAAAGTATATGAGCAGACATTTGGAGAGGTTTTCTTCTTTGCCATCATCCCTGCCGGGTTCACTGACAAATTAAAAGTAAAGGCTATTTGGGTGGTTCCTAACTGGATCATCAATGTTAGGCTTACCGGTAAACATTACTTCCAGACAGAATTGGCAGATATTATCGAGGGATATGATATCAGCCTAAATGGGTCAAGCACCTCACTGCCTGATGGGAGTGTTATCCACTTGAGGGACATCAATCAAAACTCCACTGATGTCATCCGGGGTCAGAGCCGTCTGGCATCTCTTCAGGATCCTATCTCAAATATCGTGGCCGCATATGAGGCTCGGAATGTCCTTATTACTCGCAAAGGTGCATTAGGTATTTTATCAAACCAGACTCGCGATGCAGCAGGAGCAGTTCCACTTAAGGAACATGAAAAAATAGAGGTTCAGGAAGATTTCCGGAAATATGGTCTAGGTAAAGATCAATATCAAGTAATCATTACCAATGCAAACCTCAGGTGGCAGCCAATGACATTCCCTACCCGGGAGCTGATGCTGTTTGAAGAGATCGAGGATGATGTCAGGCAGATAGCAGACAATTTCGATTACCCGATGTACCTCCTTGGCTTTAAAGCCGGCTCTACTTTTTCAAATGTTGGAGAGGCTAAAAAATCTTTATACCAGGATACGATCATCCCGGAAGCTGAAGGATGGGCAGAGGCATTCACATCATTCTTTGATCTCAAGGCATCGGGATATAAACTGCAGGTGTATTATGATCATCTCGATGTATTCCAGCAATCAGAAAAGGAAAAGGCTGATGCTTTCTCAGCAAGAGTAACAGCCAATACACCGCTGCTTGAGAAGAATATCATCACCCTAAATCAGTTCCTTACAGCCTTAGACCTGGATACCAGACCGGATGGAGATAAGTATCTGAGTGAAATACAGGCTATGCCTTTGGCTGTGAAACTTGGGGTAGGAGGGACCCAGGCGCTGCAGGCTATAATGACTGATGCGAATATCCTGCCTACACAAAAAGTGAATTTACTTATTGTTGTTTTTGGCCTTTCTCCACAGGAGGCAAATCAAATCATGCAATCATGAACTTAGAGTTAATTGCCAAGCAGAAGTTAAAAGCTGCAATGGCCACACGTCCGGTCATCTACAAAAGCTTTTCAACAGAGATTAAATCTGTCGACTCAGAAACTCGTATAGCTACGGGTTATCTGACTTCATTCGGCCACCTCCAGGATGATGGTGATGTGTTGATCAAAGGATGCTTTGCAAAATCAATCTTGGAACGTGGACCGGAATCAACGACAGCCAGAAAGATCGCTTACCTGTACATGCATGACATGAAAGATCCTATCGGTCATTTCAAAGTGCTGAGGGAAGATGATTATGGATTATACTTCGAGGCATACATTGACAAGATCCCTCAGGGAGACCGTGTGCTCGAGCAGTATAAATCCGGAACCCTTAACCAACACTCTATCGGCATTCGATATGTGTGGGATAAATGCCAGTGGGGAGAATGGACTCTTCCCGATGGAACCACAACGGATGCTTTTATTTGCTATGAATTACTGCTTTTTGAAGGAAGCGTAGTAACCATGGGTTCAGATGAAAACACCCCATTCATGGGAATGAAATCTGAAACAATCGAATCAGAGCGTAATGCTTTGATCCGTGAAACCGAACGTATACTCAAGGGATTAGACCCTGAGTCTCAATACGAAATCCGTAAGCTTATCACAAAACATGTTGCACTTGCTGAGACTGAGCCGCTGAAAGCACTCAAAGAAGAAAGCAAGCCGGAACCTGTAAATTATGATAGGATTGCGAAAGCACTTGAATTCAAATTTCTAACTAATCAACTAATCAACTAAAATGAAAAAGCTTAAAGAAAAGAGGCTGAAAAAACTGATGATCCTGTCGGTAATTCTTATCGGGATTATTGCGGGAATCTCCTTTGTAACAGCTCCTGCAAAGGCTGCTGGCCTGACAACTGCAATGGCCTTAGTTGTTGGTGGGGTGACCCTGGAAGGCAAAGAAGAAGCGATGTACAAGGCACTGGCTGACACCATCGAGAAGGCAAAGGAGAAGTACGACAAAGAGTACATCACAGAGCAGAAAATGCTGGACACTATTGCGGCAAAGATCAAGGACATGAAAATTAATCTTGCGGATGACGAAAAGTTTAAAAAGCTGAATGACATCATTGAAAAGCATGGACTTGAACTTGTTGCACTTAAAGAACTTGGAAGTAAGCAGCCGGTATTTAAATCTTTTGAAGATCAGATCAAGGATCAGATTAAAGACAAGAGCCTGGTTGATGCTGTAAAATCAGCCCCGGGTCAAAAACTGAAAATTGAACTGAAGGCTGCGAACGTGCCGATAACTACAGCCAATGCTGTCAATCCTGCAAGTTCATACATCCCGATGCCAACAATGGATTCTGTCTGGGACAGAGCTCCACGTTTGGCCAGGTTCCTCAGGATGTTCGCTTCTGTAGCTACCACCTCCAGTCCTCTTCATGTGTGGGCTGAAAAATTCAATGAGCAGGGAGATGCTGAGTTTATTGGTGAAGGCGAACTCAAACCGATGATTTCTTTCCAGGTCAGAACACGTGATTCAAAGGCTAAGAAAATTGCCGTTGGAGCTAAGTTCACTACAGAGACACTTCAGGATATCCCCAACTTCGTGGCTGAGCTCAGGACCGAAATTCTTGAGGTTGTCGATATCAAAGAAGAAGCTGGACTTCTTAATGGCGATGGTATAGGAGACAACCTTCTTGGAGTGATTCAACAGGCAACTACCTATGTTCTTACCACTATCCTGACGAAGGAGGCGAACAACTTCGATGCCATGAAGGCAGCAATTACCCAGTTGTTCACCCTCAGTCAGATACCTAACGTTGTTTTTGTGAACCCGATCGATAAAGCCAACATGGAGCTGACCAAAGCTTCTGATGGTCATTACATCCTGCCTCCGTTCAGTACTGCAGATGGTACTATTATCTCCGGTGTCAGGGTGGTGGAATCCAATAGTGTTGCCGTTGGTAAGTTTCTCCTTGGAGATTGGACCAAGCTCAACATCCGCGATTATATCGCTTTCGAGATTACACTCGGTTGGGAGAATGATGACTTCACAAAGAACCTGGTTACTGTTCTTGGTGAAAAGAGACTGATGTCCTACATCAAAGAGCATCAGAAGAGCGCCTTCCTCTATGGAGATTTTGCGACTATCAAAGCCGCGATCGAAGAGCCAGCGTAATAAACTTCCTTACAGTAATACGAGACTTTCCCTTTGTAAAATTTAATCAAAAATCTAATCATGGCAAAAGAAAAGAAACCGATCAAACTCACTGAAACAGTGAAGATCGTTGCTACTACAAAAGCAAAACACATGGTTCCTGGTCAGGAATATAAGGTACACCCAACTCAAGCAGAATTGCTAAAAAATAAAGGGTGGGCTGAGGATCCTGGAAAGAAAACCAAGAAAGACGAAAAGCCCGCATAATCATGCTGATTGATCAGTCCTATTTTGTTGGAGAAATTCATGTCCCAAACCTGACAGGTGTGGGTCCAGTCCCGGCTGGGAATGTTGAGGAACTGAACCGGTTCATTGTAAAATATGAACCGGAGTACCTTGACGAAGTTCTCGGCTCTGGCTTGTCTGAAGCTTTTCAGGCAGGCGCTTCAATTGCAACTCCGGATCAAAGGTGGGTAGACTTGAAGACGAAGCTGCTTAATGCAACCAGGAAAGAATCTCCTATTGCAGGCTATGTTTACTACCATATCTACCGCGACCGTCTATCCACCAGCTCCGGACTTGGTGAAATTGAATCTGCCGCTGAGAATGCCAATGTCGTACTCAACACCGACAAAATGATGAGGGCTTATAATGACGCTGTGAGAAAGGGAAGGGTAGTTTATGATTGGGTAAAAACCAACTCAACGACTTATCCTGAATTTGATCTAACTCACTGTTTCAAACTATCAACTGTCAACAATTTTGGAATATGAGTTCACCTGTAATCATCGATATCTTCAGGAACATCACAGAAAAAGCTTCTGTAAACCTGGGCATGTCCTTGAATTACATGCATGGTCACCCGAAGGAAATCACTGATAGCCTTACCGAGATGACTAAGAACCCAACTGCTGCAGCTGGTAAATACCCTCTGGTCGCATTGTTTCAGGACTTTGAAGAGGATAAATCCGGGGACTTTGTCAAGGTCAAGTTGCAGATGATTATCGCTGTGTTAACCAGCAACAAAATGAAAGCTCCCGAAAGGTATGATGCTTCATTCAGGCCATATCTATATCCGATTTACGAAGAGCTTATAAAAGTGATTTCTAAGTCAGGATACTTCAACGAGTCAACGGAAAAGCAAGTTAAGCACATCAAGGTTGACCGGTTATTTTGGGGCAGAAATGGACTTTATGGAAATCAGGGAAATGTCTTCAACGACTTTGTGGACTGTATCGAAATCAAGAATTTATCGCTTAATGTTAAACCACTTAAATGCTAATCAATGGCTGAGTTAAATAACCCAGGTTGTATCCTGGTATTGGGAGCAAACACCGGAATTCCCGGATGTGATTTTGCTCCGGATAAATTTGTCGGAGCGATTCTGCTTGACAAATCAACCATCATCGCTGATGCCGATATCCCAAGCATCATCA